CAACTGAGTTGATGCCTGGTTCTATCAATCAGACAATGTTCGGTGATGTCATGACATTCCCTACAAAGGATGTTCAGGTTGATGTCTCTGACTTGACTCCACTCGCTTCTGATAACTCGACAGTTGCAGACTTCGACATGGCAGTGATCTACTCGATCAATCCTGGTTCTGTTGCAGAACTCTACATCGAAAAGAACCGTGGCTTCCACGCTGACACCGAAGAAGGTGACACTCTTCTAATGTACAATTACATTCGTCAGCTTGGTCGTAATGCTGCTTATAAGGTTGCACGTAAGTACGAGTCGTTGAAGATGGCTGATAATCGTGCAGAGATCGAACAGCTTGTTCGTCAGGAAATTGTGGCGCAGCTTGCTTCTGAGAAGCTTGACGGCGCAATTTCTATCTCGCAGGTTCTTGTTCGTCAGGTAAAGCCTGCTGCGAACATCGTAGCCTCGGCTAATGCGCTTGTTCAAGCTCAGAATGCTGAAAAGCAGAAGTTGGTTGAAGTTCGCACCGCTAAGTTGGAAGCAGAACGTATTGCTGCTCTGAACGCCAACGCTGGTGCAACGAAGTACATGGAAGCAACTGCTCTCGTAACGATCGCCGAAGCCGTGAAGGAAGGTAAGGTTTCTACCATTATCGTTCCTTACGACTTTAAGGGTATCGTCAACGTAAAGTAAGCATGTACAATTAATGCGTGGTAGTGTATACCAGAATCAGGAGGAAATTATATTATGACAATGCATCTTCTTGGTCCTGCTTACACTACCACTCATCATGGCAAGCGTAAGTCTAAAATGACGACGTCGAAGTACACCAAAATTGGTTTGGCTTGGCTCGAAGACTGTAAGTTTTGCAAGCGTATTGGTGTTAAGCCAAAGACGTTCGAAGAATATCAACAGTACCGTGCTGGCAACTACAAGCCCAAACTTCGTGGCACACCAATGCCTGATTACAATGTATCAGATCATCGTAAAAAGTATCCATCTCAGAACGAGATCGGTGTACACTACGCAAAGAATTCCTCTTACGAGAAAGAAAAGCTTGCCGTCAGTGGCAATTATATCATCGGCCAAGCCTATAATAAAGGCGGACTTGTTGTCCTTTCCAAGTCTGAAGCGGCCGATCCGGCAACTGGTAAGAGACGCGGTTGAGCATCGTGTTCCTCCTCTCATCGTTGCCGTTCTTGGCGATCTTGGGCTTCTTCCTTTGGGTCGGGTTCAAGGTCGCCAAGCATTTTTTTAAATTCGCTCTTTACGGTTTTCTTTTTATTATTTTGATTCTTCTCGCTTTAGGGGGTTTACAAAATTAGTTTTTTGTAGTAAGATGAACCTATGATTGACCATACACCAACTTATTCCGCCTTTCGTACGCCGCTCGCAATGGCCGGTATCGATTTTTACGACCATCATTTGGTCGGTCTGACATGGCCATATATAAACTGTAAAGGCAAACAGTATCACGTCACGATGCTTGATCAAGGTTGGGTGTGTGACTGTCCTGGTTTCAATTTCTATAATAAGTGTAAGCACATTACACAAGTGCACGAAAAGGTGATAGCAGAATGATTGTTCAAAACGCAGCGACATGCTTAAGTTGCGGAGACTTTATTGTCTCAAAGCATCGCCATGATTTTGTAGAATGCACATGTGGTGCGATCGCAGTCGATGGCGGCCAAGATTATCTTCGACGTATAGGTGACTTTACGAATGCGACTGATCACTCATGGTCTATAGACAGTGACTTATATTTCGATTGCGCGCAGGCCGTAAGCGACGCTCTCGATACAGGAAGAAACAATATCGGAGTCGCGAATGCTGTGTTGCGTAAGCTTCGTGAAGCTGGTCGTATTGTTGCCGAGCACGAACAGCGTATCTTTGCCAAGAACAAGAACCTCGACGAGATCATGGTTGAAGAAGCCGATGGCACCATCAACCGTTATAAGAAAGTTGTAGAATGAAGGAAGCTTGTATCGTCGGATTTGGAATGATCGATGCTTTAGGCGATAATCCCATCGATTGCTGGGAAAATATGCTTAACGATCGAGACTTCCATAAGCCTATTGAACCTCACGTACAAGAAGGACATGGATTGAAAGTCAAGTATGGCTTTTATCCTGAGGTCGAGATCGACGAGAATTTTACTAATCGTACAGTCCATTATGGAATGTATGCCGTCGAACAGGCTATTCATATGTCAGGTTTACCGCACTCCTCAAACGTAGGAGTAATCTTCTCTACATTAACGGGCGGGAATACATCGAAAGCCCGTGCACGTGCAATAGGAAAGCCTTTAAAGCCAAAGCAAGGACTAAAGGTTACTATCGATTATTTGTGTAGCAATATCTCTATTAAGTATGGTTACACTGGTATCAACACGTGTGTGTATTCTGCTTGTGCTACCGGTCTCGTAAGCATCGATTATGCCATGCGTTTTCTTGATGAATATGACTATGTAATTGTAGGAGGTTCTGATGCAGGAGTAAATGATCTTGACTTGGGCTTCTTCTCTGCAATGCGAGCTATCGGTACGAAGTCGATGCCTTTCGATAAAAATCGCGATGGCTTTATTATGGGCGAAGGCGCAGGTTGTATCATCCTTCAGTCGAGAGAAAAGGCCGAGGCGATGGGCTCGAAAGTCTATGCTCGCATTACTGGAGTTGCTAACGCTTCAGATGCGCTGGATCCTACTTCTCCTTCTGGCACAGGAGCAAGAGCATGCCTTGAAAAACTGGATCTTGAAGGTGTTGACTCAGTCAACTCGCACGGTACGAGCACGCCGCTCGGAGATATTTCAGAATACAACGTGGTTCGCGAGTTTACGGATGCACCGATTTACTCGAATAAAGGCAAGATCGGTCATACCTTCGCTGCGGCAGGTGTACTTGAAACGATTTACAGTGTACTGTCTATTCAGAATGGTGTGATTCCTCATACCGCTGGCTGTAAGGACACTGATATGGATGTTGTGATGGAGAACATCGAGACAGATGTCAAGAAGGTTCTTGTCAATTCATTTGGATTTGGTGGTAAATGTTGTTCAATTATTGTTGAAAAGGAAAAGTAAAATGTCTACTGGAATCACTGTAGAACTCAATTGGGAAACTATAGACCACGTCGTGGTCGAACAACTGCGTAATACGTGGGAAGCTCTGAAGGGCAACCTCGGTAATGGCGACTGGGTTTTTGTCTGGGGCGATCAGGAAGCTGATGATGCCGAGATCCAAAAGCACATCGACGCGCTCGAACTTCTCCTCAAGTGGTACTCCACTCCCGATGAGTTGGTAAAAATGGGACTCAAAGAAGGTGCCTAAGTATCTTGTAGAGACAATCGACTTCTTTCGCATGCGATATGTCGTGGAATGCGAGAGCGCAGATGATGCCAAAGATATTGTGACTTTCAAAGAGGCTGAAGAGTTCAGTCAATTATATCTTGACGAAACGATCACTTCTACTCGCGTGATTGATGATGCAGAGTATCTTCGCTTATTCGACGAGGATAATGACTATTTGAAAGAGTGGTCAGAAGAGCAAAAATTTAAATACGTACATAAGGTAGAAGATAATGGAACAGAATAAAGTATATACAATTAAGCTCATGTCTGGCGAAGAAATCATCTCTCGCGTCAAGCAAGAAGGTGGTGTCACCGAACTGTTGAAGCCTCGTACAGTTGGTATGGGACCTCAAGGTTTTGCTATGATGCCATGGATGATGTCAGCCCCTGATAACAATGTCGTAATCTCTGACACTGTTATCGTCGGTGCGACTGAAACGAGTGCACAGGTTGCTACACAATATCTGAAACAAGTAACAGGGATACAAGTATAATGTTAGAATGTTTAATTATGGGCGACTCGATCGCCGTTGGTACTAAAATGTTTGCTCCGAAAGAATGTGTATCATATTCGAGGGGCGGTTGGAATACTTGGCAATGGAACAAGAAGTGGGGTAAAACTTCGCTTGAAGCCAAGACAATCGTAATCAGCCTCGGAACAAACGATCATAGCGGCGTTGATACGAAAAAAGAGTTGACAAAAATTAGAACTCGTGTTAAGGTAGGCAATGTAGTATGGATTATGCCTCCTTGTAACAAAGGCTTTTGCAAACCTAAGGTCAACGCCATAGTAAAAAGCATTGCCGTAAGCTACGGAGATCGTATCATTGCTACATCGTATGTTCAACCTGATGATATCCATCCATCGTGGCGTGGATATAAAGATCTCGTAAAGAAAGCTGGACTGTGACACTTTTCGTTTTTATAGTGTTCATTATTGGAGTTACAGTGTATGGTATCCTTACCAATAAGATTACTCCAGAGGAACGCGATGAAATGTTAAACGATAAGGAAATGTGGCCGTGAATTT